TATTGTATATCAATAAGTTGATTATGTCAATCGTTAATAAGTTTATCCATCCTTGCAATGAAGATATCTATTCTTTTTACACGATCCTTGCCTGGCCATTGAATAATATCTTTATCGGGATTTTTTTTAAGATTATTAAGAAGTGGAATAATCATTGCTCTAAGTTCAAGCAATTTAGTATTATCTGACTTTATAAAACTTTCTTCGTCTGCAAAAGTAAAGCCAAAATCATTATCATCATTTTTCATTTTTATAGTCCTTTGTATTGGTGTTCCATCCATACTACAATGGTTTGGTCCTACATTATCCCATGACATTTTTATTTCCTTTTTAATTAAAGAAACTCTCCAATGTACTTGTTTTTTCCACCTCCCAGCCGATTGTTTCTAGGATGGATTTGATTGGTTCAATAAAGCTCTTTTGTAGTTGAATGTCATAGTCAATATACTTATCCAATCCTAATTCCTTGGGTAATTCATCTGGTACTGAAATAACATTTTCACGAAAATGATTTGGTAATTTAAGATACGCAAATTTAATCTTATCACCATTACCAATCAGTTTAAAGTCATCACCTAATTCATTTTTATTAATAAAGTTATTATAAAGAAGAGCACCACGAACATGGATTGGTGTGCCTTTTGAATATATTGTCTTACTATCTTTGTAAATATCTAGGCCCTTCATTCCTCGAGGGAATGCAATATCCTCAAAAGGCATATTCATAAAGTTATTTTTAAAGTTTGCGATGTATTCGTGAAGTGATGATTCATCCTTATTCATGATGATCTTAATTGCTTCCTTAATACTTGTTCGGCATGCCTTAGGTGTTGATGATCGAACCGCCTCAATGCCTTGGATTTTTAGTTGCGGTTCACTAAAGCGAACACCTTCAATATCAAGAGCATTCAAGATGTACATCTTTTTGGCTTTCCAAATTGCTTTATTAGCAATTGTTTCGCGCTTCATGATCATCTTTTGTTGATAAGCGTACATATAATCTGCAAGATTTTGATATGACTTATTGATCATATTTTGAATCTTAGTTTCACAGAATTGATGCACTGCCTCAACTATTTTATCACGGTCAGTAATACCTAACATATTAACCAATGGTTTCATATTCACATAGATTGAATCGGTATCACTTGCAATTACATAATCAATTTTAGTTGTCTTCAACATTTTATTTAAATATTCATTAAAATCACGTTCGATCCAACGAATTGCTAATTGGCCAGACATAGTAATAGCTTCGGCAAGGTCAAAGTCAAACCACCGAAAATATTCATTACCGAGAGCGCCGTAAGCCGAGTTAAGCTGAATCTTTTTAGCAAGTTGCAGATTATGATATTTTGCAACATCATTAGCAATTAAACGCCTTTCTTCAACTTTATTTTTTGGTGTATCTTCAAGAAGCTTCTTAGCTTCGATCATACGCTTTTTATATTCGGTACGATCATTATACATCTTTTCCATTAGAGCAGCTAGAAATCCTTGCTTTTTCTTATGGAACTTTACACCATTAGCAGCATATGCATGACCATCGTTTTCAATGACAGCATATTGATCTAAAATAGATTCAATACTAGGAAAGTATTGCTCACGGCCAACCTTAGTTTCATGACTAATATTATATTGCATAATCAAATGTGGATATAGACTATTCAAATCGAATGAAACTACCCATTCATTCAATCCAGTCTTTACATCTTTTACGTGGCCACCAACAAGACCACCATTAAATTTGCCTTTCTTAAACTGCGGTATTACGATAGCACGATCCATAAGATAATTATGGACAATAACGTCCCATGGTTTAACCGTAGTCATAGTATCATTATAATTTACCTTTGCGTCATATGCAAAAGCAATTACCTGCTCAATAAACTTAAGTTTTTCCTCGAGTCTATCAATCAGTGTAACATCATGAATATTATAATCAATAAACAATTCAAAATTACGTTCATAAAGATCATTAAGTGAGGTATATCCTTCAGCTCGATAATCCACCTTCTTTTCACCAAGTTCTTTTTCGGCAATCGAATCCAATTTATAGGATTCCTGTTGCTCAAATTTGAACTTCTTATAAAGACTCAAATAATCCAAAACATTAATGCCAGCTGGAATAAATGTTTGATTTTGATTACCATGAAATTCTATGATTCGTTCATCAAGAAATCCCCAAGGTGAAAGTTTCTTGGCTTCATGTTCACCAAGAACACCGCGGATTCTATTAACTAGATATGGAATATCAAAGAATTCAATATTCCAGCCGGTTACAATATCAGGACAGAATCGACCTGATTGCCAAACACGAAGAAAATTGTTCAATAAATGCCATTCATCTTTACATTTAATGTAAGTGATATTATCTTCTTTTGGCTTATAATCAAACATACCAAATACCACCTTCTCACCTTTTCTACTGATGGTGATGGCAGTTATCTCTTTATCTGCTTTATTAATATCAGGAAATCCACCTGATGAATCAGTCTCAATATCAAGTGAGATAATATTGATAAGAGAAGTATCATAATTTAGTTCACCAGGAAACTTATCATATATGAACATATATCCAAATTGATTGAAGCCATAAATTTCCATGTTAGATACATCCTCATATTGCTTGAGGAAATCACGCGCATCAGAAATAGAATCAAAGCCAAGTTTATCAACTGGCTTTCCATCTAATGTTTTATATTGTGTATTATTATCTTTACGTGAAGGAATAAACAAATATGGCTTATAATTTACAGTTTCGGTAACACGCACATTATTTCTATAACCACGATAATAAACTTTATTACCACGAGCAAAAATATTAGTATAAAATTCCATAATAAATTCCTTCTAATCCTTTGATTATATCACAGGAAGCAAGGAATGTCAACCGCCAAATATTTGTAATGCTTTTGTATATTGATTCTGGCGATCTTCCAAACCATTTGTCCCGCCATTAATTTTTCTTGTGCATTCTAAAAGATTGCCATTATCAGCAAGTTCATTAAGATTATTTGTATCCCAAAACCAACCGGCAGACATGCATGCACCTTCAGGTGTAGTCAAATATTGTACAGTTTGATCTAAAGGCATAAGCATACTTTTAGCAAAGCGTTCGTAATTACTTTTACCAGTTAGTTGAATAAATCCACGACCACGATAACGATAACCATCACCACTAGATTCAGGACCATTGCCTATTCTATTAGCATATACTCTATTAGCAATCTTTTCAGGATTTCTGGCATATGCATTAACATCGACATCTTTGAAATATTTTGGAAATACTACAAGAAGTCGATCAGCACTATAATTTAAATTTTCTTGTGTTGCTGTAAGTCCAGCAGATTCATGACTTACTTGCGCCAAAAACATAGATATACGTCTGGGTGTGTCAATAATATATCTATTAAAAGTACGATTCATAGGTTCAACATATGATTGCGCAATAGTATTATTAAAGAATTTTGTTAATTGATTTGTGGTTATTGTCATTTTTTTTCCTATAAAAAAAGGAGGCTTTCGCCTCCCTTACTTATTACACACCTCTAACTCGCTTCATTCCACAAGCTATAGCATTGACATCGGTGCGATTCAGACCAATGTCTCTCAAATCACGATCTGATAATCTATGGAGGTCAGACATTTCCCTCCGAAAGTTCATCATACCACAAAACCAGTTATAGGCGTTTAACATTTTTTATTCCTTCAAAAAAGTTTTAGTATTGGAAGCTGGAGCATCCGCAATTTCGATCTTCTTTGGCTTCTTATCTTCTGGGATAATATTCTCGAGCCAAACCTTAAGCATACCATTGACTAGATGTGCATTATGAATTACGACATTATCAGCAAGGGTGAATTGGCGTGTAAATGCACGTCCTGCAATACCCATATGCAGATAATTGGTCTTTGGTTCAGAATCAGCTTGAGTATTACCCTTAATTACAAGCTTATTATTTTCGAGTGTAATCTCAATGTCTTGTTTTGCAAAACCAGCTACAGCCATTTCAATAACATACTTGTTATCTTCTGTCTTTTTTAGATTAAAGGGTGGGAATGTTTGACTTACATTATTGGCTAGCCAGTCAGCATTTGCCTTTAAAGTACTAGCAATCTTATCCGATCCTACAAAAAAGCGATCGAAGTTACTTGCATCAATATTATATACTTTCCAAAAGTCCATCTGCTTTTCTCCTTATTAAGCAAGATTATAAAATGTATAAACCCATTAGTCGCTTATACAAGTTTATTTATACCATAAATCCATCAATTTGTCAACAACTAATGAAATTTATTTTGCATTCGCTCTTCGGTAGTCACATATATTGTCATTGTATCACAATCAAGTATATACATTGGAGAAAGATTATTTTTTTTATAAATTCTTCCTGTTTTTAATGCGTATATAAATGAATTATCAGGGTCTTCATCCGATAAATATTTGGCGGAGTCTTTAATTACTTTTTCAGGAATAATCTTCAGGCCTGTTGACATTGTGCACTCATTAGAAAAAGGTTATTACGATGGATTTTGGATTAAGTAAAATTGCTATATATTTAGTGTTGAGTTTGGTTGTAGCTGGATCTGTTACC